ATGAGCACCACATCTTGTCGGTACGACATTTCTCCTATCGAGAAATATGAAATGACACCTGAAGGTTATCTTCGGGTGTGGGCTTCTATTGCACGTACCGGCATTCAGCATTACACCGATGCTGATGGTTCTATCAGGCGGGAATACCGCCCTGATACCGAAGTGGCGTCTCCAGAAAGCCTTGCCTCTTTTGCGGGGAAGGCCATCACGATGGAACATCCTCCTGTCCTTTTGGATAGCGAGAATACCAAGGATTACCAAATCGGTTTTACTGGTTCTGAGATTGTTTATGACAATGGCTTTGTAAAAGCCGTCATGACAGTCACTGACGGCGAAACTATTGATAAGGTAATGCGCGGCGATGTTCGCGAAGTGAGCGCTGGTTATAGGGTTAATTATGATCCTACGCCTGGCGTTACCGATAGCGGCGAGCATTACGACGGCATCCAAAAGGAGATCAGTGGTAATCATGTTGCTATCGTTCGTCGGGGCCGAGCCGGCCCGCAGGTAAGGTTGCATTTGGATCGCCAAGATGCCGCCGACCCCTCTCTACTTTCCATTGAGAAAAATCAAACAATGAGCGCAAAAGTCGTTTTCGACGGCGCCGAGTTTGAGGTGAGCGAGAGCGTTGCTCTGGCGATCACCAAAGAACGCGATGACGCCAAGATGTCCTATGAGGACATGAAAAAGAAGTACGACGAGCTTCAGGCCGCTGCTGATGCTATGAAGTCCGAAATGGACGGCATGGCTGAAGAAATGAAGGGCAAAATGGATTCCGCCGAAGGGCGGGCCGATGGTCTGGCCGAGCAAGTCGAAACCTTGAAAGCTGAGCTGGAAGAAGCCAAGCAAATCAACGTGGATTCCATCGTTGAAGAGCGTCTGGCTCTTATTTCTCAAGCTAAGCCTGTACTGGATGCCGCCTATGAATTTAGCGGCAAGAGCGACCGTGAAGTGATGGTTGATGCCATCAAGGCAGTTCGCGGTGATTCTGTTGCATTGGATGAACGTTCTGATGATTACGTTCAAGCAATGTTTGACACCATTTCAGAAGATGCTGCCAATCGCGCTGATTCAACTGAGGATCTGCGTAAGGCAGTTGCTTCTATTGCCACTCCTGCTTCTGCTCCTTCTTCCTATATGGAAAAACTGCAGAACGCTTGGAAATCCCCTCTCTCCATTTCCAAGGAGGCTAAGTAATCCATGGCCGTTGTTTTTACCCCCAGCGCAGGTGCTGCCGGCGGTGTGCAGTCCAGCTACCCGCTGGAACTGACCGCTGCTCTGGAAGGCCAGTTCGCTGACATTGCTGATAATAACGTCGCCACTTTCGTGAACGAAACTGGCGCTGGCATCGCTTTCGGTGACCTGCTGGTGGTTAACACTGGTGGTTCCGTTGGTAATTCTGCCAAGACCGTTGCTGCTACTGGTGACACTGTGGTGGGCGTGAATGCTCTCACCTACATCGAGGAAGCCAACGTTGATGCCAATGGTCGTCCTGCTGCTTCTGATGAGCAGGCTCTAAACGTGGTGAACAAAGGCGTTGTTGCCGTCTATGTGACTGGCGCCGTCGATCTCACCTCTCCTGTGCGCGTGTACTACGTCACAAACACTGGCGCCACTGCTGGCGCACATCCTGGTCGCTTCTCTCATGCTTTTGTGAGCGGTAAGACCCGCCGTCTAACTGGCGCCCGTTGGGCGTCGAAGACTACTGGTGCTGGAATTGCTCTGCTGGAGCTGAACGGCCCTGATTTCACCCTTGCCGTCGATTCCTGATAGGAGGACCCCATGAGCGAATTTCGTATGGACGAGGCGAGCCTGTTTCTTGAGCGTCAGCTTGAGTACATTCGCCCTCAAGTGTTTGAAGTCGAGTATGCCGACATCAAATACGCAACAATCCTGCCTGTAACCAGCGAAGCTGGCCCTGGCGCCCAGACCTTCACCTACCGCATCATGGATGCGACTGGTGACTTCAAGCTCATCTCTGACGCCGCAGATGATCTGCCGCGTGCTGATGTGAGCCAGATCGAGCGGAGCATCAACATCCGTTCGTTCGGTGGTTCCTTCGGTTACACCGTACAGGAACTGCGTGCCGCTCAAATGGCCAACGTGGCTCTGGAGCAGCGCCGCGCCGCCGCTGTGCGTCGTGCTTATGAAGAGAAGGTTGAAGAGATTGCAATGTTCGGTGAGGCTTCCGTTAACCTCGTCGGCTTCTTCAACAACTCCACCGTTGACGTGTTGGCCGCTGACAAGTGGTTCACCGGTGTCACCGCCACTGGTACTACTTCTCAGGACATGCTGGAGCTGCTGAACCAGGGTGTTACTGCCATCATCAATGGCTCCAACATGAAGGAGCAGCCCGACACCATTCTGATGTCGTGGGAAGATTACAACATTGTTTCCACCACTCGTAACTCCGATTCTTCGGACGTGACTGTGCTGGAATATTTCCTGCGCACCAATCCTTTCATCCGTAACGTTGAGCCGATTAACCAGCTTGATGCTGACAAGAGCGCTCTCAGCAAGAACCGGATGGTTGTGTACAAGCGTGATCCGGGCAAAGTGCAACTGCACATTCCTCAGCCCCTTGAGCTGTTCCCCCCTCAGCAGCGCGGTCTGGAATTCATCGTTCCTGCCCATGCTCGCGTGGGTGGCATCACTCTGTACTATCCCAAGAGTGTCATTTACGTTCAAGCTCCCTGAGGAAATCTTTAGGTAGTTTGTCAAGAAAGGACGGTTAAGCTAATCAGGTTTGTTAATTCAACAAATGCTTATCGCTTACCGTCCCGAACTTGAAAACCCGCCGCGAGAAGCCAGTTTCGGAGTGATTACCAAGCGAGGCGTAATTAGCCTTGCTCCTGGCCTTAATCAGGAAATTCCTGATGAGCAATGGGAAGAAGCAAAACTGAACCCTACGGTGCAGAGTCTTCTTCGTATTGGGGCTATTGAGGAGATGAAAGAGCGCGTGGAGATTGAGACCATTCCCAAATCCGCCGAGAATCTTTCACAGCTTCCTCTGAGTCAAGCCATCCAGGCCATTGAACTTCTTCACGACGAGGATAAACTCGGTGATTGGAAGAAGATTGAAGGTCGCGTGAGGGTGCGCAATGCGATTAACCGTCGTCTTGAAGCCATTCGCATAGGAAAAGCATGACAGTCACTTACGCTGGTTTCCTAGAGCGTTTCCCTGAGTTCAGCCCTCATCCATCGGGCATTGTGAACGGGGCCATTGAAAGCGCTTCTGCAGACGTTTCGTCGGACATCTTTGGTGATCAGACAGACCGAGCAGTACGTTTTCTAGCCGCTCACATCATTGCTATTCAGCTTGCACAAATGGGCGTTCAAATTGGCGCAACAGATGGCAAGGTTTATGGCAAGGGGCTCGATGCCACATTGTATGGGCAAGAATTCAAACGTCTCACTGAAGCGGCATCATCCTCTCTGCTTGGTTTCGTTGTCTAATGACTAATCCTGCTCCGCCACTAGCCAATGCCACACTGGTGTTTGCAGTGGCGAGCGGATATGCAACAGACTCGACCACCGGTAATTACGTTGAACTCACTGGAGATGTAACGTACTATGCCACTTTGAAGCAGAGCAGGGATCCTCGATACGATCAACGACTCGGGGCTGATGAAAGTGCCATCTATATGAAAGGCAGAATCGTTAGCCCACTAGCGTTTTCGGGAGTGCCCCCTGGAAGTGTGGCTGCGGCCACCATTGAAAATCAGGAGGGGCGTTTTGAATTACTCCCTACGACCGAGATGACTGACCACTACCGTCAGTTTTTGGGCACTCCAATCCACGGCTACTTTAGAGTTGTGGGAGCAGGAAGTGTTCTTAATCGTTAATCACGCTCCTTCGCATTGTTTCAATGGCCATTCAACATCCCACACAGATCATTAAGAGCCAGGACACTATTGTGTATGTGGGCGCTCTTTCTGGCGCCACTCGCCCTGCTATTACTCCCGCCACTGCCGGCGCTCTTAGCCGCCCCACATCGGGCGTGCCCTCCGCCATGTATTTCCTTGGCGGCGTAACAAATGCAAGCGTTGCTTTCAACGATGGTGAAACCGAATATTACCTGCTTGGTAATGGCGGTTTTGCTGATGGCGTGAAAGTGACCCAGCGTTGCCAAGCTTCCATTACTTCGTACTTCCAGAAAGATCTGGATGGCAGCCAGATTGATTCCACTCAGTTTGATGAGGCAATGGATCTGGTGCTGCGCGGTCGTACTGAAAAAGACTTTGAGCTGTACGTTGAGATCTTCAAGTTCCTCGGCGATCAAACATACGACCTCACCTGCTTCGCAGCAACCGTGATGAACTACAACGAGAGCTATCCTGCTGACAACCTCGTTGAGACCACTTTCGATCTAATGAGCCGTGGCACCTACGGTGCTGGCCGTTGCACCATCTCTGGTGCGCTCATCCCGACCAGTCCCAACTCCTGAGCCTAGGCTTAGTGAACG